GTTAAGATACAGTGCTTAAGTTTACGCGCTTGCTTACCCTTTCGGGACAAACGCTATGTAGACAAGTGAAGGATTCGAGGTATATCTAGGAAAAGAATCACCGGATTAGCCAAATAAATAGCTGACCACCGATCATTCCCATGATGATATTTCACGAGATTGGCTGGTGGGCTACAATGTCTGGAACAGACGTTATAGCTCCGATAGCAGTATCGTATATTAAACGATTCACCAATCGAGATATTCCAAGAAGAACATCTCAAACCGAATGAAGACCTACATCGTAGGCCCAGATTTCGGCCCTAATAAAAGGACTGATGATACTTCACTTACAGAAAGTAACTACTACTCCTAAAGATATCCAGAGCTCCACAACGTGGGTTAAAATATTTCCGACTCAACTCAGAGCGGATCAAACCCAAGAAGGGACTCAAGTATCAACAGGAAAAGACTCATTAACAGACCATAATAGAGAAATTATCCCTACCATTGATACCACAATCTCAAAGACTGGTTGTAAGCCCTTTAAGAACACACAAATAGATATTAGTGTGGTAAAGGAAGAAAACCAAATCAGACGACTACGAAGTTGGTAAGAAACAAACTTTGTAATACGTCTTAATGAGATTGTCCGCAAGACCCGGAAAGGAATTATTGATGATTCCATATCTGGCCCTGCGTTCGAACTTTCTTTCATCTCTCTTGAGATACTAGAAATCAGGCGATTCCACTGATCCTTCAAACGATATAATCGTGGTAAAGGAGTTGGACGTACATCGGGCGTAGATCGATCGGGAGAGAGGAAGAAACTTACATTTGAAAGTTTCGCCACCTCCGCTTCAATGGTAATTATATTACGTAATAAGACGAAAGGACTATCAGAAGATGGTCTTAGCTTCTTATACATAATATCTAACTCCGCAAGTTGAATCAAGACCCGATCACGATACTCAACATATACCTTTTCAAATAGAAAATCGGCGTATCTTGAGATCGGACCAGGTTCTTGGACTATTGTTCGACTTGGTCACCAATAGCTAATGTCTGAAAGAGACCGAATTACAGTATGGTAGTTAATGTACGAGGAGTAATAGTAATTCTCAACGAATTTACGATTAACCCGTGACATAACATCATAAGGTAATTTCGTGTGGGCAAAGAAAGATTCTATCTTATCTGGGTCCACAATTGCTAAGGAAACGATCAAGGAACGAACTTTAGAGTTCAACTTAACAAAAGGTTTTGAAAGATTACCAAGAACACGGTAACCAAAACCACCAACCTTTAAAGTTTGGGAAAATGAGAGAGAATATTTCCTAGAATAGGAAATTAATTCACTAGGTGAGGAAAGTGCAGCCGACAACTCCTTTAGTGGAGTCGGGGATACATCAGTTCCTTTAACCATTGTCTTCTTAGCAAATTCTAACCCTATCCCTTTATGAGACAGGATAGATTTGTTAAGATTACACTCAACACCTAAACTAGTTAAAAGTCTATGGTAAGTCTTGGCCACTCGTCGATCGAAAATCACAATGTCGTCACCTAGAATAGCATAGTTTGAAAACAAACAATGCCTAGGTAACCCTGATTTTCAAGCAGCTACGTTGACTAGTAAATGGTGAGTAATCGCCAACATATCTCAACTAGATAACGCTCCCATTGGTTGACCTACCGAGTACCTAATAAAACCTTTTGTTTTATAAGTCTTAGGTAACAGGTAATCTCTTTTAACCAAAAGATTGCCCCATGATTCAGACTCTGCCTTAGACAATTGAAAAATTGCCTGAAACAGAGGCACCTGGATAGCCAATGGAAGACGATCAGTAGCTGAGGATAAATCCATAGAGTAGAGTTGGTTAAAACTCCAAGCTCTTTTCAAAGGACGGAGCTGGTCAAAAGTACCATCAACACGTTTGTGACAGGCCAAAATATCCTGTAACAAATCGTGGAATGGTTTTAAGACCATCTGAGTCCATGGATCTACCATGGCGAAAACCCTTATTTTACCAGCCGCTTCCTCCTTAGTCCCCAACTTCCCGATATATTCCATTTTAGGTCGCAAGACCTCAAAAGGACGTAATCAGGTGTTGACCCCCCTTACGAAACACAAGGCATCAAATGCATCAGATGTCTTGAAATATGGTCACGAACTGTCCTTACACTCTTTTAACCGGTACTGGTTATTTGTTACCAGTCGGAAAAGAACCTGTCAATCCTGTAACTGGGCGTCAGAAAACGCCATAGCAGTTCTGATCATGACAATAGGATTAGTCGAGATCGTATATTTCTCTTTAGACACCATCGGCGCGGATTTGGAAATAGGAAAGTATGAAAATCTTCCCTGAAGCCAGTCACGACGATTGTGAACATTAAGGGGTAGTTTGATCTTATCCTGGACAAAATAGCGAACGAATAGAGGTATAAAAGAATTTATAGACTCTATCGCTGAAATAGAACCAGAATAAGGGTCACTAATAGTGTTAATCTTAAACTTTCCAGGATAAGAAATATCCCGGTAAAGAGAGAACAATGTTAGTGAAAGACGAATGTATAGGAATGTAAATTTCCTTATAAAACGTCTTCAATGAGGAGGAAGTATTCGGGGGATACCTGTATTAGTTAAAGAAATTCTTGGACTCAAACCAGTAGGTTTGTGACCACATATCGATTGCTGCAAAGCAACCGAACATGATTTAAGAAACTTTACTAATCCAGGCGCCCCTTGTTTTGTAGCAATGGAAGAAAATTGCGATAACAGTAATTTTACTGATGTCGCAATCCTTCAACTAGGTCTACCACCCATAGCGGTTATTAATCGAATGATTATACCTACTACGGGTCGACCCCCATTTCTGAGGATCATGGCATAAAGAGCACTATATCGAAACTGTCGATAACTTAGATTAACAACTTTCCGAATTTTTCGGAATTGTGATCGAATTATTGGCATTTTCATATATAGTTTAATGTTTTGTTTAGACTCGAATTGACGAGTTTATTCATCCATCTCTTTACTCAGTTTCCAACACCACTAAGTGCGTTGGGCTGCAGCCACCTTAGGAGGACGGTAGAGACCGTTGAGGATTAGCTTCCCCATCGAATTCAATATCGAATTCAACAAGAAGGTTAACCTCTGAATCTAGGGGAAGAGGTTTAAAAGGGAGGTTAACAACTCCTCCAGTTTAAACAACTTCCTAAAGCCTACGGGAAGTCTCTCTCTTGGGAAAGAAAGAGACCCAATTGTAGGTCCTAGATTCACCTGTGCTTCGGACCGTTAAGATACGATACTTTCGTACCGGATCTTACCGGACGGGAAAGACTTTTCCCGAATAACCACTTTAATCG